GAACTTTTCTTGATCATGGTCAAGCGATTCCATTGTTTCCTTGCGCCATTTTTCACCTCGACCAGGAACATCATTCCACATAACTTTAATGAATTGATAACCGTTTGTTCCTTCTTCTGCACCTTTGCACGTTTTCCAAAAGTGATTTAAACCATTGGGCGTAGAGGTCATCAAAAGCTTTGTAGATTCACCGGATGAAATAGTTGGATATACTGAAGCGAAGAACTCATCATATCCCTCGATGAAGGCGACCTCGTCTAGATATAGAAAGTTAACAGATTTACCACGAATTGCGCTAGAAGATGTAGTACCAGCTAGCACCTGACACCCGTTTTCTAATGCTATATTGCCCTTATTCCACTCTTCTATGCCCTGCTGTAGCCACTTAGGTAGTGCTTCATAAGCCAACTTAACTCGTGCCATAACCTCTCTGGAGGCATCTCCTTTGTTTGCGAGAATAGCTACTGTTTTAAATTCATTAAACAATATGTAATGAAGAATTACTGCAACTGCTGTTGTTGTTTTACCGGACTGACGAGCTGTAAGAACTGCAACTCTACGATTGTTAAAGATTTTGTTGGCTATTTCTTTTTGATAATCATACATTTCAAAAGGAACTAATCCTCTATCAACGTGAACAATCTTAATATATTCTTTTGCAAAGTAAATAGGATCGTCTGCGCACTTCATATACTCTTTAAGAAGATCAGGTGTCCACTCAAGCTGTTCTCCGACGCGTTTTAGATTAGTGTTACCGAGGTAACCTTTCATCAATTCAAACATCGTTGTCGCCTTTAATCATTTTTAGAAGATCTGCTGTTGATACTATTAGATTGTTATTTGTAATATTTGTTTCTTGCTGCTTTGGAGCGTCTAATTCTTCTTTTGCAAACTTCTTCTTAGTTGAAATATCTGCAAAGTCTTTGTTAGCATCTAGCATAGTTTTCATTAATGTAGAAACAACTTCGAATGCTCTTGGCTGTTCTGATTGTTTTGCAATCTCAAGCATCTCTCTCATTGCTTCTTCACCTGTTTCCATAACACCTTGTATATTTTGTCGTACCTGCTCTAAATCACGAAGATTCTCGTCATCGCCCTCGCTAACAATCGCAGGAGGAGTCGGTTCTTCTATTATCGTAGGAGCGGTGTTTTCTTCCTCTTTAACTTCTTTAAGAGGAGTTAACCCTAGGCTTTGAGCAATTCTATCATCTGACATTCTTTATTCCTCATAATCAACCACTACACTAATGACACCCCAGTCGTCGTCTTCTTCAATATCTTGATACCAAATAGTGTTGTTTGCTGGGGCTTCTATCGTAACAGATGGAGCCGTAAGGTAACCCTTACCAGCATTTGTTATTGTAATACTACTTATATTTCCGTTAACATCGACAGCAGCCGTCGCTGTAGCTGTGTTAGATGCAGGAGGATCTATTGTAATTACTGGATTCACATAAAACTTTCCGGCGTCAGTAACAGTTATGCTATCAACCACACCATTGTTAACATTAGCAGTTGCGGTAGCAGCATAATCGCTTGGGCTTCCTGTTGCAGCGCTGAAAGAGACATCAGGTGGAGAATTGTAGTTTGAACCGCTTGTTATAAGATTAACTGCAGTAACTTCGCCATCTGTTACAGTAGCATTTGCTGTTGCAAGATCTTTGTCAAAATTATATTCTGCAAAACTACCAGTAGAAGCAACTGTTGGTATTACTGTGTTTGCAGTAATTTCTGTAATGGCATCAAAAGTAACATTATCGATAGCGCCGTAAAAACCATCATTCACAGATGTTGATGCGATAGAACTAGAAGGAGCTGGATCGGCACCTGCTCTGATAACTTGGAAAGTTCTATTAATAGCTCCACCACCTGGACTTTGTAAATTACTTACAACTCCGTTTACTGTAATTCTTGCCAGAACGTTAACATGTTCAATGCGAATATGATTCCACTGATTCATGTTTAAAGGCTGGTTTAATGAAATATTGTTCGGTCCAAACGAGTAAATCACTGCTGATGAATTGTACCACACCTTCCATCTATCACCCCATAGAATTACTCTGTTTCCGATAGCGTTGAATGGATAGAACCAAAACTCAAGAGCAAAGCCGTCATCTGCTCCAGTATCTATGTCTGAACTCGGATTTCCAAGTGTTGTTGTTGTGGTAGGATTAGACGGATGATAAAGCGCGTCATCTCCAAATTTAAATACAGGCGAGTTAGATGGAGGCGGAGCAATAGTAACTGTTGGGGGCAATGCATAGTATCTTCCGCCCTCAGTAAGCGCGAGAGAATCAATTATGCCAGCATTTACATTAGCCGTGGCTTCCGGCAGCTGAGCAGGCCCATCTGGATTTGAAATAGAAACATTTGGAACTGTTGAATAGTATCCACCAGTATCCGTTAGGTTTATAGAAGTAATGAGCTCGTTTATAACTGTTGCTGATGCTGTTGCCGTTACGATAGAAGCAGGAGTAATTGCAACTCCGGGAAGGTTGTTAGCGTCATATCCTTCACCATCACTTATAACTGCAACTCCAGAAACTCCTCCATTTGCGATTGTTGCAACTCCTTGTGCAGCAGCAATTGGCTGCGTGACAGGATTTCCATCAAGATTTAGGCCTGGATATACTTGCACTTGTTCTTGGAACTCAGCGTCTGTTGCGGTAGATGATGATAGATTAGCTTCAACAAATTTAATGACTTTCTTCTCTTTGACTGGTCCAAAGTACCAACCTTTGAGTGTAAAGGAAAGAGTATGGAGAACAGATTGGCGAGTGTCAAAATCACCCTCATATAGTTCTTCTACGGTAATACCGTTTAGAACAACAGGAATATCAACTGGATCAATATCATCCATCATTCTTGCAGTTACAGTCCAATCAGGTGTAAAGAATGGAATGATTTGCTCGAGAAGCTTTGTAGCATCTTCAGAATACTTTGTCATGATGTACAAAGAGAAGTCTAAATTATACGGAACAGGAGAATAAAGAATGCTTCTATTGTCTTCATTATCTTCTGCGCTTGTTGTGTAGACTTTTCTTGTAGTGCTTATCTTACGAGAAGGATCGTAGAACATATTTGTAATTTCAAAAGACATGCGAGGCAATTGAATTGCCGCTCTTCTACTATTAAGAAGGTTCGCGTCTTGCTGTACCCTTGCCAATACTTTTTGGAATGGAGCATAGGAAAGAGGCACAATGATATCTTGTGATGCAGTTCCATCGTTGGTTGTTCTTTTAATCTTTAATTGATTAAAGAGTGTACCGAACAGGGCAACATATTTTCTTGTTGTTTGATTATAGAAGTAATTTGCTATTGCCATTTTTATGAATCCTGAATATCAAGTACTTCACTGAACGGGTCTGTTTCAGAGAAGTCTAAAATATCGTCTGCAGCCTGTTCAATGTATAGGTTATCAGCGAATGAGTTTGATGTGTTGGAAACGGCCGTAAGGGTAGATCTAGAGGTCGTTGTAACATCCATATTGTTAATTGTAAAGTAATCATCAATATCAGGAATACCAGTATCGAATCTTTGTCCTGATGCTTCGATTAATTCACAGCGTAGGTCATATACTTGTAATGCGCCTGATTGATAGAATACGCTCTCGTGCTCAACAAATTTAATCTCATACATCTTCTGATTAAGTGGGAAGAATATAATGTCGCCTTCAAGAGGTCGTACTTTATTTTGATCTTCTTTAGTAACAAATCTTTCAAATGTACGAATAGCAACAGTAAAGGTAACGGAGTCTCTAATCTCAAGACCAAACTTAGATAGGAAATCGCCTTCACCTTCAAATCCATCAACATTTTTAACATAAGCTTCGAAGTTAAATGTTTCATCATACAACGGCATATCGTCTTCATTAAAGATGCTATCCTCACCTTGGATAGATCTCGTAACATAGATAAGATCAAGGCCATAGATCTGAATCGACTCGATAACAAGATCGTCGATTAAGTTCTGTTCGTTGAAATTATCGTAGTTTCTGAAGAAAACATTGGTGGCCATGATTTATCCAATAAAGTTGTACGTTAGTGGTTGAAGCGAGGAAATGGCATCTTCTTCCATCGCTCTTCTTTCTTCTCGTGCCTCCGCCAGAATTTGCTCTCCATTAAATGAAACACCGCCAACAAGTTGCATGTTATTAAATTTAGTAAGATTCAAACCCCATTGCTCTCTTACAAGAACAGCAGAATAGTTTTGCAGCCAACGATCTGTCCAAACTTCTTCATAGAAATCTTCATCGATTACGTCGTAAGCTTCTATAATGATATAGTTCCCTACAGTAGTTCTGCTTTTGTCTGCATCAATATACAATCTGTTTATATGTTTATTATATCTAATAAGAGGTCTACCTACTAGAATCTCAGCCATAAATTCAATATGCTGCATAGTCATGTAATACGATGAAACGTCGTATCCAGTAATGTCTCTTACGTTATTAAGTACAAACTGATAGTTAACATTAAACATGCCTGTGCCCGAAGAAATAGATGATCCAATATCAAATACCTTCTGAATACCTAGCAATTTCTGAGGTAGTGTAATATATCCGTTGTCTTGATCTTCTTGAGTAATCTGGTGCTTAAGATAAACTAATTGGCTTCCATTGTAATGATAATCTCTCCAAAAAGAAATAGCCTCGTCTATTCTATCTTCTACCTGCTCATCAGACACGTTAATTTGAATGACCGGCGCACCAATTTTTCTTAGGACATATTCTGTGAATTCTTCTCTTGATGTTGGCTGTGCCATATTTAATCCCCTTACGCCAACTCGCCTTTAACAATTACCTTGATATAGCTCGAGTTGGGAAATGTTTCTATCTGCCCGTTAGAATACTCAACTTCAAACTCCGCAGTATGTGTACCAACATTTTTTGTATCACCGGACTGCCATTCATACTTCACGATTCCCTTTCCAGGATTCACAATAGAACCTGTGCCAGCTGATATCACAACAGCGCCGTTTTCTCTTTTCATATGAAATCTAACCGCAGATGCTGTTGCCAGCGATCTAGCTCTATCGTTCGAGTCTGTTAAGACAGCTTCAATAGATGGTGCCGTATCATTCTGCTTTATGTAAAAAGTAGCTGCCATTGCGCTTTTCTCCGAGTATTTTACTTTTATTTATTAAACTACTAACGTAGTAGTTTTACATCAGTAGTGCCATTGGCTAACAATTTAACACCGTTATCAGGTTGGTTTATGGTAACACCGTTATATCCGTTTCCAATAAACGCCAATCCATTTACACCATCTCTGCTGTATATGTGTTCTGTAACATTAACACCCTTACCTTTAAAGGTGAATCCAATAGAACCGCCTCCGTCGCCTAAACTAAACTGGGCAAGTCTACCTGAGAAATCAAATGAGTATGAAAGATTTAATCTACCGTGGTTTGGTAGTTGGCCCGTCGAAGCTAGCGTAAATGATATTTCATTGTT